GTGGAGATGGTTATGTTTGTATACTTGCTATTAAATAAAGGAGATTAATATGCGTTGGGCTGTTATAGATTTAAATACAAATACTGTAGAAAATGTTATTATCTGGGATGGTATTAGTGTTGAAGTTTTGCCGTATTCTATTGATAGATTGGTACAACTTGAGGAAACTGAATGGTGCGATATGCTTTCTAATTACGATGCAACTGCTAAGCCAAGATTTAGTCCAGCACTTGTACCTGAAGAAATTTGACTTTTAAAAAGTGGAGGTTATAATTACATCATGCTTAAAATTTATCGTATAAGTGAAAATGCTGTTTTTCCTAAATTCGCAACTCAACAATCTGCTTGTTTTGATCTCTCCGCTTACGGAGATCATGTAGTTCCTGCCAAGCACTCTATCGCAATTCCTACCGGATTGATTCTTGATATTCCAGAAGGATATTCAGTTCGTGTTCATCCGCGTTCTGGTTTGGCATATAAGAAAGGAATTACTCTTTTAAATGCCGAAGGAATTATTGATTCGGATTACACGGATGAATTAAAAATAATTCTACACAATACAAGTAATATTGATTTTATAATTCATCATGGTGATCGTATTGCTCAGGGAGAATTGGTAAAATCCCTTGACTATAGCCTTGAAGAGTGCTATACTACACCCACACAGAAAACCGACCGCGTGGGTGGGTTTGGATCAACGGGAATACGCTCATGAACGAACCATATAAGATGACAAGAGAAGAGTTACTTGGTTTCCACGAAAGTCTTTGCAAGGAAGCCTTGGAATTGATGAAGAAAAAGAATCATGATTATGCTGGTAAAGGTGGTGAAGAGCCGTTTGCAAACTTCACCCGAACCGAATCTATGGGTGTTACTACTACCGAAAAGGGTATGTTAGTACGAATGACAGACAAGATGAGTCGTCTTTCGTCTTTTACCGAATCTGGCACCTTTGCTGTTTCTGATGAGAAACTTTTGGATACAATCCTTGACATGATTAACTACTCTGTGTTATTCTATTGCTATATGCAAGAGAAGCAAGTTAAGCATGAGCGGGGTAGACCCATCTTTATAGCGGAAAACACAAATCAACCTATTCGGATTGAATTGACAAAATAATGTCTAAATTTTATACTTACGTTGCGATTCGGGGTAACCGAATCTTATACCGTGGATATGACGGCTCCAAGCGAATTCATCGCGCAGAGCCGTTTTATCCTACTATATTTGTTCCTGCGGTGAACAAGAAAACAGAGTGGACAACTCTTGAGGGAAAGTATGTTGAACCTTTTAAGCCTGGAAGCATTGATGAAACACGAAAGTTCATTGATGAGTACCGAGGTGTATCGGGATTTGAGATCTACGGAAACAATGATTTCGTTTATCAGTTTATCGGGGAGGAATATCCGGACGAAGTTACATATGACTATAATCAACTTCGTATCGCTTATTTGGATATTGAAACTGAGTGTGAAAACGGATTTCCAAACATCGAACAAGCCGATCAGCGAATCAATGTAATTACGATTCGTCTACATGATCAGACTTATACTTTCTGTTTGGGTAAAGCAACACCAGTAGACTCCAACCACCATGTCTATTCCTATGCAAAGGAAGATGTGATGTTGGAGCAGTTCTTGCAGTTTTGGCAAGACAAAGACTTTGATATCATTACCGGATGGAACGTCCAGTTCTTTGATATTCCATATATCATTCATCGTATTGCAAATGTTCTAGACGAGAAAGCAGCGAACCGTCTTTCTCCGTGGAACCAACTCAAGACAAGAACCGTTGTTGTGAAGCAGCAGGAACATGTCGTATATGATATTGTTGGCATTGCCGCAATGGATTATTTTGATCTGTATCGCAAGTTTACATTCGTGAACCGCGAATCTTACAAACTAGATCATATTGCATATGTGGAACTTGGAGAGCGTAAAGCATCTTTCGAGGGATTCGACAACATCCAAGCATTCTATAAAGGTGACTTTGATAAGTTTGTTGCGTATAACCACAAGGATGTGCAACTGGTTTTGCGTTTGGAAGAGAAGTTGCGTTTGCTAGAACTTGGTCTTGCACTTGCATATTCTGCTAAAGTAAATCTGCGCGATGTGTTCTCCCAAGTTCGAACTTGGGATACTATCATTTATCATTATCTGAATCAACGTAAGATTGTCATTCCGCAAAAGGAAGTTGAAGAGAAGGATACCAAGTTTGAGGGTGCGTATGTGAAAGATCCTCAAGTTGGTGAACACAAGTGGATTGTGTCGTTTGACTTGGATTCTCTGTATCCCCACTTGATTATGCAATACAACATCTCACCCGATACAAAGACTGCTTACGGTAAGCGTGGTAGTTTGAATCCACAAGCAATCTTTGATCGTGAAGATGGTAAACCAATCACAACATTTATTGATTGTGTTCAGTTGATGAATGACGTTAATCAACGAAACGAAAGTCTTGCTGCAAATGGTGTAACCTTTCGCACAGATAAGCAGGGATTCCTGCCAAATCTAATGGAAACTATGTATGAAGAGCGCAAGATGTATAAGACGAAGATGTTGGAGTGTAAAGCACAACTCAAGAATCTTCCAAAGGATGCACCAAAGGAACAGATCAAGCAACTGAAAAACGACATCTCCAAGTATCATAACTTTCAGTTGGTTCGTAAGATTCAATTGAACAGCGCGTTCGGTGCTATCGGTAATCAGTATTTCCGGTATTACGATCTTGACTTGGCAGAAGCAATCACAATCTCTGGTCAGTTGTCTATTCAATACATTGAGCGAGAACTCAACAAGTTCCTCAACAAGACGATTGGAACAAAGGATGTAGATTTTGTTATTGCAGCAGATACGGACTCGGTATATCTTTGCTTGGATAAACTGGTACAGAAGACGATTCCAAATGGCGACAACAAGAAGATTGTGAAGTTCTTGGACAAAGCATGTAAGGAAATCCTAGATCCGTTCATTCAGAGCAAGTACGATGAACTAGCAAAACAGATGAATGCTTATGCACAAAAGATGCATATGAAGCGCGAGTCGATTTCCAACAAGGGAATCTGGACTGCAAAGAAGCGGTATATGTTGAATGTGTACATGGGTGAGGATAATGTTCTTCTAGATGAACCGGAAATGAAGATCATGGGTATCGAAACTACTCGTTCTTCTACTCCACAGATTGTGCGAGAAGGATTGACTAAAGCAATCAAGATCATTATGAATGGAACAGAATCCGATCTACGCAAATTCGTAGAAGAGTTTCAAACCAGTTTTAACAGTCAACCACCCGAAGTTGTGGCATTCCCAAGAGGATGCAACGGCTTGAAGGACTATGCCGATTCTTCTAGAATCTATCGCAAGTCTACACCAATCCATGTTCGTGGTGCTTTGTTATATAATCACCATTTAAAGAATCATAAACTCACAAAGAAATATGAATTGATCAAAGACGGCGAAAAGATTAAATACATTTATTTGAAAGAACCAAATCCGATTGGTGAAGATGTTATTTCGTTCATTAATACTTTACCAAAAGAACTTGATTTACATCGGTTTATAGACTATACTTCCCAGTTCGAGAAGAGTTTTGTTGAACCTCTCAAGATTATTCTTGATACTATTGATTGGAAAATCAAAGAAGAGGGTAGTCTGGAAAGTCTCTTTGTATGAAAAATGACGCAAAAGACATCATCCGTAAATGCTTGAATGATAAGATTGATGAATATTGTCTTATTATTAAGACCGATATGAAGAAATTGTCATTGTCGCAATTGGAAAATTTGAATCATATGATTTCCGATCTGGAATATGCAAAAACACAATTAGAAGGAGATAAATAATTATGAGTTTCTTAAAGAACATCATCAAGGAATCTAAAAATGAATTCGCATCAGTCGTTGATGAAGGAATTGAAGGAAGCGATATCAAGGGGTTCGTTGATACTGGCAGTTATGCTTTCAATGCTCTACTCTCTGGTTCTCTTCATGGTGGTATGCCTGATAATAAAATCATGGCTATCGCAGGCGAAAGTGCAACTGGCAAAACTTACTTCACGCTTGGCATCGTAAGCCAGTTCCTCAAGGATCGTCCAGACGGTGCTGTGCTGTATTTCGATACAGAGCAAGCAGTAACTAGTCAGATGTTCAAGGAACGCGGTGTAGATCCTTCTAGAGTCGGTGTGTTCCCTGTAAACACCGTGGAAGAGTTCCGTCATCAAGCAGTCACTATCCTAGATTCTTATTTGGCTCTACCCGAGAAGGATAAGAAGCCAATGATGATCGTTCTTGATTCTCTTGGTATGTTGTCTACAAATAAAGAAATGGCAGATACTGCTGAAGGTAAGACTACAAAGGATATGACTCGCGCACAGGTGATTAAAGCCACTTTCCGAGTTCTTACTTTGAAGTTGGGTAAAGCAAATGTGCCTCTGATTATGACTAATCACACATATGATGTTGTTGGTTCCATGTTCCCCACAAAGGAAATGGGTGGTGGTTCCGGTCTTAAGTATGCAGCCACAACCATCGTCTATCTCTCAAAGAGAAAAGAGAAAGATAGTGATGGTGGTGTAGTTGGAAATGTGATACACTGCAAACTCTACAAGGGAAGAATTACCAAAGAGAACAAGATGGTAGATGTTCTTCTCAAGTACGATAGTGGTTTGGATAGATACTACGGTTTGGTTGATCTTGCTCTCAAGTACGGAATCTTCAAGAAGGTTTCCACTCGTATTGAGTTGCCAGATGGAAAGACCGCATTTGAAAAGACCATCAGGGAAAATCCAGAGAAGTACTTTACAGATGAAATTATGAAGAAACTTGAGGAAGTAGCCTCTTCCGAATTCAAGTACGGCAAACAGTCTGCCGGCGATGAGACTGCTTCAGAGGACAACAATGAGTCTGATGAATGAGCATAGAAAAAGTAATACTAGAAAACTTACTCTCTAACGAACCTTATGTTAGACGAGTATTACCTTTCATCAAGGATGAATACTTTCAGGAGAGAACTGATAAAGCCGTTTTCAGGGCTATTCAGGAGTTCTTCAATAAGTATAATGCGTTACCATCCGCCGATGCACTAAAGATTGGTCTATCATCTCGTACTGATTTAACTCAGAACGAGTTTGATGGTATTGAACAAAAGATCAAAGCGTTCGACACAACCACGAAGCAGGATGAAAACTGGCTTGTGGATGAGACAGAAAAGTTTTGCAAAGACAAGGCAATCTTCAATGCCATCCTAGAGTCTGTTCATATCATCGAAGGTAAGTCGAAGGAAAAGTCAGTCAATGCACTTCCGTCTATTTTGTCGGATGCATTGGCTGTTTCTTTTGACAACAACATCGGACACGATTACCTACGAGATGCTGAGAAGCGGTATGAGTTCTATCATACAGTAGAACAGCGTATACCGTTTGATCTTGAGTATATGAATCAGATTACCAATAGTGGTACTCCGCAGAAGACTTTGAATGTAGTCATTGCTGGTACTGGTGTTGGTAAGTCGTTGTTCCTGTGCCATCATGCAGCGAATTGTCTGATGCAAAACAAGAATGTTTTATACATCACCTGCGAAATGGCAGAAGAGAGAATCGCAGAGCGCATTGATGCTAACATCATGGATATTACTTTGGACGATCTCAAAGATCTAACAAAGGAAATGTATGCAAAGAAGTTATTCAATGCGACTCGCGGGGTGAGTGGTAAGTTGATTGTGAAGGAGTATCCTACCGGATCTTCGAATGTTAATCACTTCCGCCATCTTCTGGAAGAACTCAAACTGAAGAAGAAGTTTGTTCCTGATATTATCTTTGTAGATTACCTAAACATCTGTGCATCTAGCCGTTTCAAAGCGGCTATGGTGAATTCTTACACTTATGTGAAGGGAATCGCAGAAGAACTTCGCGGACTGGCAGTAGAATATAATGTGCCAGTATTTACCGCAACACAAACAAATCGTGATGGGTATACCAATACCGATCTGGGCTTGGAGAATACTTCAGAGTCCTTTGGTTTGCCACAAACAGCCGACTTCATGTTTGCCATGATCCGTACAGAGGATCTTGACAAAATGGATCAGGTTGTTGTTAAGCAACTCAAGAATCGGTACAACGATCTAGCATCCAACCGTAAGTTTATTCTTGGTATCAATCGTTCCAAGATGAAACTTTACACTGTGGAAGAGTCTGCTCAAGAAGGTTTGGTTGGAGTCGGAGCAGAAAGTGATGTAGGAACTGGAGAAAAGAATTTCTCTAGTAAATTTAAAAGAAAGAGTTTTGGAGATAAAGCCAAGTCATGGCAATTCGAGGACAAAGACGAATGAGTAACCCAGTATACAAGCCAGTACAAATGATCGGTGAGAATGATTCCCGCACAATCGAAGATCGCATGGCAAGTTTGCCAGCAATTAGAGAGGAAGACTTTCCCGAGTGGGAAGAGTGGGCAAATCGCACATTTGATCTAAAGAATGATTAATGTCACTTATAATTGACAAGAAATATATCAATCTAGTATCTCCCATGCTTGAGATGTTTAAGTGGAAGGGTGACGCACTAGCAAACTGTCGTTGTCCGATTTGCGGCGATTCGCAAAACAACAAGACAAAAGCGAGAGGATATTTCTATTCCAAGCACAATAATATGTTCTATAGATGCCACAATTGCGGTGCATCTACAAACATCTTTAGATTCTTGGAAACAGTTTCGCCGGCACTGTGCAAGCAATATTCGCTTGAGCGGTGGAAGTCTGGTGAAAATGGTCATTCAAATTATAAGAAGCCAGAAATCAAGATCGAACCCCCAAAGTTCTCCAAGCGTATAAATCTACCTTCGGTTGAAAGTCTACCTGCTAATCATATGTGCAAACAATATGTGGTAAAGCGACAGATCCCAATCGAATTCCATAAAGATCTATACTATGCAGAAAACTTTGCAGAGTTCGTTTCGACTCTTGTTGAGAAAGATGTTGGGGAAGAACCCAGACTCATCATTCCAATTCTCAACAAGCAAAACGAGTTGGTGGGCTTTCAAGGTAGAGCATTGGATAACAATGCGATTCGTTATGTAACGATCAAGTTCAATGAAGAAGAAAAGTTGTGTTTCGGAATTGAACGAACAGATTTGAAGTCTGTTGTGTATATCCTTGAAGGCCCACTCGACTCGCTGTTTATACCAAATAGCGTAGCGATTCTAGGAATGAATCACGAACTGGATGCCAATACCTTTACCAATACAAAGTTAATTTATGTTTTAGACAATGAACCACGCAATAAACATGTGGTTCAACAATATCATAAATTGATAAATACTGGTAAGACTGTTTGCATTTGGCCTGATAGTGTGACGGGGAAGGATGTAAATGATATGATCTTGAAGGGCAGAACCGCAAAGGAAGTCAGGCGTCTGATAGATGATAACACTTACTCTGGACCAGAAGCACTAGTTCGCTTCGCTAAATGGAAGAAGGTTTGAAATGTCAAATTACGAAGATGAGGAAAATGATGAATATGAAGACGACGAGATTGAATCAGATGATTCGGAAGAAACTTCATTCTATCCAAACTACTCAGACGGAGAGTCCGAAGAAGAAGATGAAGAAATTATCGACTTGGAAGACATCGAAATCGAATTCGACAACTTAACTCAAGAACAGCAAGCATGGATTTTGAGTACAGAAGCAGTTGCTGAATTTGGTGTTAAGTTTGCCGAGTATGTAAAAGCAATTAATCCAGAAATGTGGCGTAGAGCAAGAGACTATGCTCTTGACTATGTTGAAATTGACGGCGTGGAATTTAAATTTGGTGATGAGGATGATAATGGAAAATCAAAAGATTAACGTATTAGATAAAGGTTTCGCACAACTAGTAGATTATATGGGAGATGATCTTACCGTAGTAAATGCGGCAAGAGTATCTTTCAATAAAGAAAGTGATTGGGATAGTGATCACAATTGGAAAGGTATGAGGCTTAAGGTTCTATCCGAAAAGGATAAGAAACTAATTACCTATCTTGCAAAGCATAAGCATTGGACACCATTTGCACACCCACAAATTACATTACGAATCAAGGCGCCAATTTTTGTACGAACGCAACTGTTCAAGCACAAGGTTGGATTTGTCGAAAACGAAATCTCTCGAAGATACGTTACATTTGATCCAGAGATCTATATGCCAACTTGGCGATCTGCACCAACCGATGGCGCAAAACAGGGAAGCAGTGATTTTATGCAAGACGATCATATTCTGAGGGATATACAAATTACTGCCGGCAAAACCCATTTAGAGGGATTGGCTGCATACCAGAAACTACTAGACATGGGTGTTGCTCCTGAGCAAGCCAGAGGGGTTCTACCGCAAAACACATACACGGAATGGTGGTGGACGGGTTCTCTATCGTCTTATGCCAGAGTTTATGCACAGCGGATTGACGCCCATGCTCAATGGGAAGTGCAGCAATACGCCAAAGCAATAAATGATATCATTCAGCCCCTGTTTCCGGTGTCTTGGGCGGTTTTAACTGGTAAATAAATACAGATATGATCTCGTCCTTCTCCTCATACAATGCTCCAGAACCGTCTAGGCTGCTCGCCAAGCTCTCGGCGGGTATGCCTCGGTATGGGGAGAGTTTGCGCTTAACTATTGATTTGGGTGAAGCCAAAGCGGGAATTTATACCCCCATCAGTGGTTATTTGTATAATGACTTAGTGGCTAATGGATTTCCAGAATACAAAGTTAAATTAAACGGAATTGGTGAATTTATATTTGTAAATGAATCTAATACGTTTCTTTTAAAAATTCTTGGTGGATTGGATAAAGATAAACAAATTGACAAATTATTTGAATTTGTGAATATAAATACGCCAATACATCCTGAGCCAAAAATTGAGTCTACTCCAGTAATTCTGGAACAAATTGTTCCCGCACCCCTACCAATAAAGGGAGAACGCGGTGAGAAGGGTGAAAAAGGTGATCGTGGTGAGCGTGGTTTTATCGGTGAACGCGGTGAGAAGGGTGAAAGAGGCGATACCGGACCACAAGGACCACAGGGTCCCCAAGGTATACCCGGAGAAAGGGGAACCGATGGAATACAAGGAGAGACAGGCCCTAAAGGCGATCAGGGAGATCGTGGCGATAAGGGAGATGTTGGCAATATTGGACCACAAGGAGAAAAGGGTGAGAAGGGAGATCCCGGCACCCAAGGACTTGTGGGACCTATTGGTCCGACCGGTAAAGTTGGTCCTCGCGGTCCTAAAGGAGAACGAGGGGATAAGGGCGATACAGGAGCAGAGGGTGCTCCTGGTCCGAAGGGAGAAACAGGTTCTCCGGGAATACAAGGCGCTGAAGGAAAGACTGGCAAACCCGGAAAAGCGGGCGTAAACGGCGCGAAAGGCGATCCCGGTGAGCGTGGTGAAAAGGGCGACAAAGGTGATAAGGGAGACAAAGGCGATACTGGTGATCCCGGTATTGTGTCTGCTCTCTATCCATTAAAAATAGAAAAGTCTGTACTTTCTATAGAACAAACTTATTTAACACAAATAGCAGATCAATCGAGTAACAATGCTGTTGCTCAAGGCGGTGGAGGAAGCAATGTTTCTATTTACAAAAATGGACAAAAAGTTTCTAAAACTGCCCGTTCAATTAATTTTACTGGCAATGTTGAATTAACTACAAATAAAAACAATGTTACAGTAGAAGTATTGTCTGGAGCCGTATCCGTCATTGACGGTGGTTCTTTCTAACAACTAAATACCGTACCAAAACAATTGACAAACGAACAGTTTGTATTATAATATTACCCATAGGAGATGTAAATATATGAAGAACTTACCGACTCTGTACCAAGATTTTATCCACCTTTCTCGCTACTCCCGTTGGCTTGAGGAAGAAGGTCGCAGAGAAACTTGGGAAGAAACTGTGAATCGCTATTTCAATTTCTTTGATGAACATCTCAAGGGAATGAAGGTTAAAGTAACCAAAGAAGAGCGTGAAGAATTAAGACAGGCTGTTTTAAACCTTGAAATCATGCCAAGTATGAGATCATTGATGACGGCA